CGACGACTAAAGATTGGGAGGATATCCCTACTATAGATGAAGACAAACAAATTACTGTATCCTATACTACAGATAAAAATGTTATAGAATCAGATCACATATTTATAGACCTGTTTAGCGACAGAGTCAATTGTTTGATATTGGAAGATATAGATTTTAATTTAAGAGCAAGGAAAGAGGGTAATACAGCAATGTATAAACTCTTAGCGGCTTCGGATGGCCTGATTACAAATTCCAATAGAAAGATTATAGTATCTACTAATTTGGAGAATGAGAATAGGATTGATTCTGCTTTCATAAGACCAGGTAGGTGTTTCGATATATTGAAATTCAGACCGTTGGACCTGGAAGAGTCTAATTTGCTATTAGGCAAATGGGGTATAACTAAAGAATTAACCAAGGATGGTTATACCTTGGGTGAATTGTATAGGATTAAGAACACTATCAAATGAAAAGAAAAACTCAATCTAAACAATACGATTTGGAATTGGTAGAATTAGAAAAAGCAACGCCGGTCGAAATAAATAAAAAGATAATTAAAAGTATCTCCTACTCACAGGACGAAATATTGTCCAATATCATCTATCTACATACAGGACCTATCGAATTGGATGTCTGCTATGGTTCTGGATGTTTCTATAAAAAGATGCCTAAACCTAAATTATGTTTTGATATAGCTCCTAGGAAACCAGGGGTTATACCCGCTGATGTAAGGAATTTACCATTAAAAAATGAATCTATTAATTGTACGATCTTAGATCCCCCGTTTATGGCAAGGACAGGCCCCGGTGCTACACTCAAAGCTAAGTTCGGGGAACTTAAAGGAACTATAGAAGACCTTTGGGATTTCTATGAAGAAGGAATGAGGGAAATCTACAGGATATTGAAACCGGAAGGGTGGTTAATTTTCAAATATCAGAATGGTGTTTTAGCGGGGGTTAATAATAATACCCATGTAGAAATATGTAATAGAGCCAAAGATATTGGATTTAAATGGGTAGATGAATTTATCTTGCTTGCTACACATAGAATGACTCATCCAAAACATAAGAAACAGGTACATGCTCGTAAATACCATTGTTTCTTTACTGTGTTTAAAAAAACTAATTCTGCGAAACCTAAGAAATGAAATCTAAGGGGAGGGTGGAACAAATGGGAATAAAAATGAGGATGGTTATAGTAATGGAGTATGAAGCTAACATATTAAACTATGACACTTCTGATATCAACAAAATGGCCGAAATAGATGAACAGGGTTTTAGTTCTAATTTAGATATAGTTATGGAGATGTTATATAATAATAAAAGCACTCTTTTGGTGGATAGTCCTTGGAATGGAATAGTAAAAGACAAAGGGACCAAAATATGTTAGGTGATAAATAATGCCACTCCATTTAGAATATAGACCGGACAAGTTAGACTCCTTACTAGGAAATGAACACCTCAAACAAAGCCTCAAATCTGTATTGGAGAGTAAAGACAGGCCAAGAGTTTTCCTACTACATGGTAAAACAGGTTGTGGGAAGACAACACTAGGGCGTATTATAGCTGATACTATAGGGTGTGCTCCTACTGAAATCAAAGAGTTGGATATCGGTGATGCGAGGGGGATAGATAATGCAAGGGAAATTAAAAGGGACGCAGCCTTCTTGCCTATGGATGGAGGATTAAAAGTCTACATCCTTGATGAAGTACAAAACTCTTTAGCTGGTTTCCAAGAAGCCCTACTCAAAACCTTGGAAGACACCCCCGAACATGTAGTATTCATATTATGTACTACTGATCCCCATAAACTAAAACCGACTATACGCAATAGGTGTTCCTCTTATGAGGTGATGCCCTTACCTGGGACACTAATTAAAAAATTACTAAAAAATGTATTGCAATCAGAAAAAGTCGATGACTTTCCTATCGAAGCCTTGGATTATATAGTACAATATTCACAGGGGGTGCCCAGAGAGGCACTTACCATTCTAAACCAAGTTATAGATCTACCTACCAATGAAGAAATCATTGCCTTCCTTAAAAGCTATAGAATTACAGAAGAACAGATCGAAAGTTTGGTTAAACTTATGATAGCTAATGCCCCTTGGATAGAACTAATTAAAGCGTTAAAAGAAATCAAAGATCAGGATGTAGAAAAAATTAGACGAGGGGTTCTGGGTTACTGTAGTGCTGTCCTTATGTCTAAACCATCCAAGAGATGTGCTATGATAATGGATTGTTTTAGTTCAAATATGTTTGATAGTGGTATGCCAGGGTTGGTGTTGGCAACATTCCAAACGACCCTGTAAGGGCATTACACGCGTTTACAGGGGCATTTAAAGGGTATACTATGGTTAAAAATTGGTTTAAAAGTTTGTTATATCGTATACCAATAATATTTATAAGTAAGAAAGAATTAGATTATAAAGAGAAAGAAGCCAATCAAAAACTTTCCAATTTGGAATATAACAATAAACGGTTAGTGGCATTGAATATAGAGTTAGGTGACAAATTTGATTTATTAGCTCCTATAGTTTACGGATTGAAAACTAAATATGATTATAAAGATGAATTAATCTATATCACAACAACTGTAGATTCCAGGTTATTTATGGAAGCAAGACAATGGCGAGGTTCTTTGGATTATATTGCGGATATGATATCTCATTCCTTACGTAGAGAGATATCTACTATTAACTTAGCTAGATTGCCAGATTATTGTCGTAGGATTAAAGAATACAGAACAACCACCGAACCATATAAGGAGGCAAATCCTTGGTAAAAAGAGACTTCGAAAAGGATATCTTGCTAAACATCACACAATTGCATACTGAATGGTTAGATTACCCTAACAAATACTCTTATTATAGTAAACTACTAACGGAAGCCGATAATATCAGAACCAAAACCAAAGATAAAATGGATGTGGTCAAAGCGGATCTGTATTTGGAGGCAAAAACCAAAACAGAAGAAATTTTTAAAGGTATAGATATTAAAAAAGTGACAGAGGGAACAATAGATAGTTGGATTACTACTAATCCCGTATATCGGAAAGCTGTAGAAGAACACCAAAAGTCGTGTTATAACTATAGCATATTAAAAGATCATCTTTATTCCATTGATAAACAGAAATATGCTTTAAGTAATTTAGTCAGCTTATGGTTAGCTGATTATTTTTCTACCCCCAGAGTGGACGAAAAAGTAAAACCCAAATTCGAAGAAACAGGAGAGAAAGATTTTAGGGAAGCACAATTGGGAGGATTACAAGATGCAGGGCTAAGGAGGAAAAAACAGGGTTGATAACATTTATCAGAATGGTTGGGGCTGAGTTGATAGGATTCCTTTTATGTCAATGGTTAATAGATGTATACAAAGAAACTAAAATAGAATACGATCTAATTAAGAATGGAGGAAATAATTAGTTATGGGTCTAAGTGCAGAACAAAGGAAGAAATTGTATGATGATCATTCGATGGATGATGCACACAAAAGATCTTACGATAGTAAGGATGCTGGGGCTTATAAAGATATTTTTGATCGTTCCCAATGTACTAAGTATAATGTAAGTTTTTTTAAGCCTGCGGCGACCGAACATCTAATTGATATCCTACCCTACCTTGCAGGCAAAAATGCCCCCTTTGTACAAGGGGCTAAGACTCTCGAAGGTTCCCCTGCTTATTTAGTAGATGTGTATGTCCATCGTGGAGTAGGGGTGAATGAAGACCAATATATTTGTATGGCTAGGTCTTATAATAAACCTTGTTACATCTGCGAGCAGAGGAATAATACTGATCTATCCACAGAGGAAATAGAAGCATTGCGCCCTAAACGCAGGACCGTCTATGCTATATGGGACAGGGATGCTGAAGGTAAAGGTGTGCAAGTATGGGAGGTAGCCCATTGGTATATGGAAAAGAAGCTGCAAGCTAGGGCGAAACGTCCTCGTGGAGGTGGGTATGTGAATTATAGTCACCCCAAACGTGGCAAATCTATTTCTTTTAGCATTACTGCTAAGGGTGAATTTAAAGAATATGATGGTCACGATTTTGTTGATAGGGACGATGAAATCCCAGAGGAAATTCTAGAGAAGGTACCGCCCCTTGATGAATTACTGCATTTGCCTTCTTATGAGGAAGTAAAAGTTGCTTATCTATGCACAGCTAGAGACGAAGAGGAGGAGATAGACGAACAGGAAGAGTTTGAGGAAGAGAGCGGAGCAGATAACCTTATATCTGAGAAGGAAGAAATTAAAAAAGAAAAAGTAGAAAAGGAGGCGAAAGAAAAGGTTTGTCCTATTGGTGCAGTATTTGGTAAGGATTTTGATGAGTATGAAGATTGTGATGAATGTAACATCCGTTTAGATTGTAAGAGTGTGAAAGAAGGAGACGAACCCCCAAAACGTAGGAGACGTAGAGAATAAAAATTGTACTCCCTATTTTAAAAAAGTAACCTTTTTTAAACAAAGCCCTTTATAATAGGGCATAACCAAATAAAAGCCCAAGTGGGGGTATCCTAATACCATAACGGTAGGGCGCGGAGGCTGACAAGCCAGCGTAGCAGGATGGTAGTAAATAGGCTAATTGGGTAAGCCCACCCCCATCATTCTATTGTGGTCTTTTATATCCGCGTTATTTAGTGGGTAGGGGTTAAGATGATTACACATATTGTATACACAATCCCAAAGGGAGGGATTGGATGACCGAATCTGAAGCCAGAACTAAAATAGAAAAGGCTGGAGGTTCTTGGGAAATTTTCTGTAAATGGATGTATGGACAGACTATAGGCATAAACCCAGAAACAAATGAGCCAGATATTTATGAATATGATGTAGAAAGATTTATTAGTTATAAATGCAACCCAGCAAGGGAACCTTTAGGAAGCTGGGATTAAATACCAAGAACAAATGCGAAACAAACTCAAAGGCATAAGTGGTTCCTACTATAAAATGACTGGTACTCATAAAACTACCGCTCGCCTTTTCAATTTTAAAAACAAAGGCATAGAAGGTTCCTAACATTGCAGCTTGATAGGCTATCCATATTACCTTCCGCCTTTAGGTTTCGGGGCACAAGGGGTTCCTATTTAAATACTGAATAGTCGAACTTTACCCCTCGCCCTTATTTTAAAAGGAGAACACAATGGAATCTATAGTAAGGTTATTCAGAGCTTTACCCGTAAAAGATAAAACCAAACGCCGGGTAAGTCCTTACCTTTTATCTAAAACAATTCCCAATGGGTTTCTCCTTTCTGAAGAAGTCCAAGCTAACTATTCAGACGAAGAACTTCTGGTTATTATCGACCAGATTAATAATATCATAGGTTCTGATGGAAAGAAAGCAAACTCCTCCTTCCATAAATCCTGGCAAAAGGTTCAGGAAGCCGACATCAAACAATTAATATTAGAACAAGCTATCCATTATTTCACCACCTACGGTATGGAAAGATTAGGTCTATACCAAGAGGTCTTCGTTTATATCCCAGCGGAAGAACTTCATATTCCAGAACTAGATGAAAATATAGAATTGTTGTTAATTAGAGGGTATACTAAAGAAGAACTCAAACAGAAATTAATGGAATTATTGTCTTCTGGAATTGCTTTACACGAAGATACCATAAAAGATATTATGGTGGCAATAGATTACGTCGGATTTGTCCCAGAAGATATTTACAGAGTTAAGAACAAGGAAGTAAAAATCGGTTTGTATGATAAGTTAGGTATCCCCCCAAAAGAACCAGTAGAATTTTTAAGATACATAATTTACAAAACTACTGGCAAAACTTTACTTATTAAGGATAAAGAAACTTTCAAAGCCCTTAAAGAAAGTGATTTTACTATACCCTGTAAATTATTAACTGAATACCACAAGATGTATGGGTTGGATCTATTAGCATCTGTATTCTATAGGTTCAAACCTATTTTCCTATCCATTAAAAATAAGGACACTAGTAATCTTATTAATAAGATTAGGAAGTTAGCCCCTAAATATCACAGACCTATGCCAGTAGATTATTTAAATGATATCACTCATCGTACAAAATGGGGTGTAGTAGACATAGGAAGATTGCAGGAGGAATTGGCTAAAGTAAACACCTTTAGAAAAATACGCCTTGCCTACGCTTTGAAATATCGTATGGGTGATGTAGATTCTATTTTATATAAGGTGAGGAACGGTAAAAGTTTCGCCAAAGCCTTCGAATATAAAACCAAAGAAGATGCATCAGAAATATACGATATTGTTTTATCCTGCATAGCGGATGATATAAAGAAAAATGTAGAAGGTAAGCGCATCTATATACCAGATAATATTATATATTCCATCCCTACTACCGAAAAACAATATACAGGGATGTTCCCATCTGGAACATGTGTGATTATACCTAAAGATATGATATTTGGTGTGTATTGGGAAAATGTCAAGTTAGATGGGATTAAATTTAAAAATACTGGCTTATACGAAGACCTATTTCCTAGTAGAAAAGGGGATACATATAGAGTAGATTTGGATCTCTCCTTGATAAATGCAGATGTAAAGTATGGTTGGGATGGTCTTTACCGCGATGTTGGCAGGGATATCCTATTTTCTGGGGATATGACCGATGCCAGTAATGGGGCTTCTGAATTTTTTTATGTAAAAAGACAAACACCTAATTGTTTCTTATTCATGCTTAACTTTTTTAACTACCATGAGGAAATAGAAGTACCCATCAAAATATTTGTTGCTCAAGAGGAAGCAGTCAAGTTAGGGGCAACTTGTATGGTTGATCCTAATAATATAGTAGCCACTACCGATAGCAAAGTGAACAGGAAACAAAAAATGTTGGGTTTGGTCACAGTAGAGGGACAAGGCAGCAAATTCTACTTCGCTGAAACTAATATAGGTAAGGGGATTACTTCTTCCCACAAACCATATGTAGAACATAGCAGACGTTACTTATATAACTTCTATACCAATACTCCCTCCTTACAAGAGGTATTGGTTAAAGCTGGCGGTATAATGTCCCCACAAGAAGAATGTGAAATAGATTTATCCCCAAATAAACTGGAAAAAGATACTATCCTAAAATTATTATATTAACACGTGTGGCTCCGTTCATACTATGGTTTAATAAATGGATACTATCACCATAATAAATAGACTATGTGATTGTGGGTTTGATGCCTACATCACAGGGGGTGCAGTCAGGGATGTTTTGGCTGGCCTGCCTATGAAAGATGAAGACATAGTTACTAATGCTACTCCATCCCAATTAAAAGAACTATTCACTGATTGCAAAGTAGAGGAAGTTGGGAAGTCCTTTGGGGTCACTCTCATAGATGGAATAGAAGTAGCCCCCTATCGTATTGACAAATACCAAGGTTTAAACGACAAAGCCTGTGAAGTTAAATTCGTAGAAACCTTAGAAGAGGATCTAGCCAGGCGTGATTTCACCATAAATTCGATGGCCTGGTGCCAATTTACAGGTGAGGTGATAGACCCATTTGGAGGTAGGGAAGATCTAAAGAAAAAAATTATACGTTTTGTGGGTAATCCAAAAGATAGAATCTATGAAGACCCTAATCGCATAATAAGGGCTTGCAGGTTCTTAGCCAAACTAGATGGTGCTTTCCATTGTGAAACCTTTAATGTACTACAAGAACATGCCCACTATGTTCGTGATCATGTAGCCAAGGAAAGGATCAGATTAGAAATATTAAAAGCTATGGAATTACCCAACCCGTCCAAGTTTTTCCAGGCACTATTTGAAATAGGGGTTTTAGACTATATATTTCCAAGTATGGTCCTATGTGCTGATCACCATCATGGCAAATACCATAGGGAAGATATTTTTATCCATCTAATGGTTTGTGGTGATAATATTAATTCCAAACACCCTTTGCTTAGGCTTGCTGGTTATTTGCACGATATCGGTAAGCCCATATCCTATTCCCCAGATGGTAAATTCATTAGACATGAAATGGAAGGTTCCGAAATAGTAAGGGAGGAACTAAGGGCCTTACGTTTTTCTACTGATGAGATTATATATATCACCAATTTAATCAAATACCACATGCTTTCCATAAAAGATCCAAAACCCAAAACTGTTAGAAGGATTTTAGCTAAATTCCAAAAAGACAACGTAGATTGGAAGGATTTCTTGAGGTTAAGGATAGCAGATAGGAAAGCTAATTTAGCTAAAGAGGACTTAGATCTAAAAGAAATTGATGATATTTACAAATTATTCCATGACACTATTAATACTGAAACACCCTTCATGGTAAAAGATTTAATTGTATCCGGTCACGATATTATGGGTGTTTTAAATATACCACAAGGACCGAGGGTTGGTTCTATATTAAGAGCCTTACATCAGTTCGTTATTGATAAAGGACCAGAATTTAATAAAAAAGAACTGCTTTTGGATATGATAAAAGAATGGAGAGGAGATGAAGGAGATCATTAAATTCATTTGGGATAAAGCTAGGAGTAAGTAATATTTGAATTGTGTAACTAAACAAGGGGAACAATAAATTGGCTAGCGTAATCTATAATCTGACTAAAAGAGGGTTAATAAAACCACCTCCTTATGTTGTAGATACACAGTATGAAGTTATTACTGGTTCTATAGCTTATGGTGTGTCTTCTGATATGTCGGATTGTGATGTGTATGGCTTCTGTATCCCGCCTAAAAATATAGTATTCCCACACTTGGCTGGGGAAATACCAGGGTTTGGATCACAACAACAAAGGTTTGACCAATACCAACAACACCATATAGAAGATAGGGAAGCTAAAAAGGGATATGATCTTTCCATATATAATATAGTTAGATTCTTTCATTTATGTATGGAAAATAATCCCAACATGGTGGATTCATTGTTCGTCCCTCAAAGGTGTGTCCTACATATAACCAAAATAGGACATATGGTTCGTAATAATAGAAAGATGTTTTTGCATAGAGGTTCTTATCATAAATTTAGGGGTTATGCTTATAGCCAATTACATAAAATGAAGACTAAGAGCCCAGAAGGTAAACGTATAGAATTAATAGAAAAATATGGCTTCGATGTGAAATTCGGAAGCCACTTAATCCGTTTATTAGACGAAGCAGAACAAATCTTATTATTTGGTGATTTAGATTTGGAAAGGTCTAGAGAATATCAGAAGGCTATCCGCCGAGGTGAAGTTCCCATGGAAGAGATAGAAAAATATTTTTATGCAAAAGAAAAGGAGTTGGAAACCCTATACCATAATTCTACTATTCCACATAAACCAGATGAGCAAAAAATAAAAAACCTATTACTGTCTTGTCTTGAAGAATTTTATGGTAATTTAGATTCCTGTGTTAGACAGGAAGTACGAGTAGAAGATATACTTTATGATTTAAAATCCATATTGGATAAATATAATGGATGAACAAAGCTTCGAATATAAATTCCTACGTATAGACTTTTATGATAATGATTTTGGTGGCCCAGTTGTGAATGCTATATCCAGGATCTGGAGGGATATCAAAAATAATAATTATCACATTACTTCTAAAATAAACCCCAATGATGGGCATTTTTCCGATAGAAGTATGTCGGAGATGTTTTATGGGTTACACAAAGTTGATCTTTTAGAAAAAATGCTTAAATTAACTATAGATTGCGAATATCTTTATAGTAAAGTAGAATTTGCTACAAGAGGATTGTATTGGAAAAAACTTAGATTAAGCGAAAAGGAAGTAGATACCAATTTAGAATCTATAACGGATGGATACCTTGATTTTAAATTATCCTTCCATAAAGACGATTCTTTTATTAAAGAATGGAATGATGGTGAATCGGCTTTTTTAAATTTAGAAACAGGTGAAGTCAGTCCCTTCTGAAAAATAGGATTTTGTAATGATTTATTTATGGGGAGACCCACATTTTGACCACTTCAACCTTTGGGAAGGTATGCGTAAAGATGATTTCCCCTCATTAGAAGAAATGAACCAAACGATATGGGATAATTTATTCACTAAATTAAAAAGGAAAGATACCCTATTGTTCTTGGGCGATTTTGCAATGAAAGATTCCCCTTGGATAAAATTGTTCTTGGAAAAGATACAATCACTAGCAATAAATTTAGTATTCATTAGAGGAAACCATGATCAAAACCATGTTTTAAAATGGTTAAGATATTTCAATATCCAATGGCATGAATTGTTAACCATCAATATAAATAAACAGAAATTGATTTTATGTCATTATGCTATGAGAGTGTGGGAATCCTCACACAGGGGTTCATGGCAGGCTCACGCACATTCACACTCCAACCTTTGTCCTATAGGGTTATCTTGGGATTGTGGTGTGGATGCTAACAATTACGAACCACTGTCCTGGGATTACTTCGTTGGTATTATGGACATGTTAATTAAAAATGGCAGGACAAATATTGATAGGGCAGAATGAAAAATAGAACCCTTGTAATTTACATATCGATTATTATTATATTAGCATTTATTTGGTCAGCACAATTTCCTGGCAAATGCAATAATCTAGTGGAGAATACATGGAAGAAGATAATAGTGTCAAAAAACGTATCAGAAGAACAGTGTCGAAGATAAAAGAAAATGCAAATAAACCCATAGTAAAAGATGATGAAAGAGTCGACTTTATTAGTACAGGCAGTACAGTTCTAAATTTAGCGGCATCTGGAAAAGGTAGGGATGGAGGATGGGCTAGGGGTAGAATAATTAACATTGTAGGGGATAATTCTACAGGAAAAAGTTTACTTTGTTTAGAAGCTTGTGCCCAAGTATTCTACAATATTAAAAAAATGAATTCTAAAATCTATCCCACACCCGAAATTGTACATATAGTCTACAATAATGTGGAAGGAGTGATGGACTTCCCTGTTGAGACTATGTACGGTGAAGAATTTAACCAGAAAGTAGAGTGGATACAGACCCCAATAGCAGAAGAGTTTGGTAAGGACTTCCAAAGGAGGGTAGAAGCATTAAATAATGGCGAATTCTTACTATACATTATAGATTCTATTGATGCGTTAGTCCCAGAAGCACAAGCAGATCGAATGGAGCAGATTTTAGCAGACAAAAAAGTAGATGGTAGTTATGGTACCGAAAAAGCCAAATTCTTTAGTGCTGGATTTTTCAATCATTTATGTGGGCTAATGAAGGGTAAAGATGCAACTTTAATATGTGTATCACAAGTAAGGGAACGTATTGGGATATCCTTCGGTGAGAAATATTACAGGACGGGGGGGAAGGCTTTAGATTTCTATACCCACCAAGTAACATGGTTATCCCAAACCGAACGCCTAGAAAGGACTTCTAGGGGTGAAAAAAGAACTTACGGTATAAAAATAAAAGCCAGGTTTAAGAAAAATAAAACAGCAAAACCGTTCCGGGAAGCAAATTTCACAGTATTGTTGGATTATGGTATTGACGATGTAGGCAGTTTAGTAGACTATTTTTATGGACCTAAAGAAAAAGAAGTAGAATGGAATGGTGAACAGATTAAAACTACCGATTTGGTACAGTTGGTAGATAATAACCCAGAGGAATTTAAGAAATTACAAGACCTTGTAGAAAAACATTGGATGGAAATAGAGGACGCCATTAAACCAGAACGAAAGAATAGGTGGGACTGAACTTGTCCATAAAACTATATAATGTGGATGAGGATAAGGCAGCTAAGGTGGTATCTCTTGTTGATAATCACCAAATAACAGATTATATAGCACTAGCCGAATTCATAAATAAGAACTGGGGGTACGAATTGAACTACCAGGAAGCTAAATCGTTCCTCCTTGATTCTATAAATTTATTGGGGGTTTATAGACCCACCTGGAATGTGTAGAAAGGAAAAGAAAGCCATACGTAACAAACATGAAATTCCTATATTCAAAACTACAGATGAATGGGATTGGAATTAGATGTTCGATAGTGGTTCTACGACTCAGATTGGTGTTTATATAGGGAGGTTCAACCCTATACATAAAGGACACCAAATGACGTTGGAAAAAATGTTGCATAATCATACATCAGATCGTTCACTAATTGTGATAGGTTCTGCTAACGCAACACTTTCTTTAAGGAACCTTTTCACCTATAAAGAAAGAAGAAACTTCATACAAACTCTTTATCCGAAAGCAAAAATCGCACCACTTGCAGATCAAATGGCAGATGAAGATTGGTTTTCTTCCTTATTAGATTTAGTCCATATTGCTTTCCCGTTTCATCATAATATAAATTTATATTGTGGGGATTTGAAAGATGTAATAGACTTTGACCATAAAGATAAAGTGACGATTCACATTATCGATAGGTATAAAGAACAAGTTTATTCTGCTACAGAAGTAAGAACTCGCATCATGATGGCTGAAAAGAGAGAACTAACAGGCCTGTTGGACGAAAGAATCCTGGATAGTGTTTATGATTTAGGTAGGATGAGGTTAAAAGCTCTTGTTAGAGGGGAACAAGATGGCTATTAATATGATCCTTAATACAGATTCTTACAAAGCTAGCCACTTTCTCCAATACCCGCCAGGTACAGAACACACCTCTTGCTACATAGAATCAAGGGGTGGTAGGTTCAATAGGACTGTATTTTTTGGATTACAAATGTTTTTGATGGAGTATTTAAGCCCAAACAAGTTCCCCACTATTAAAGATGTAGAAGAAGCACAGTATTTTTATTCTCGGCATGGGGAACCATTCAATATGGATGGTTTTATAGAGTTATTAGCTTTAGGATATTGGCCTATACGTATCCAAGCTGTGGAAGAAGGTTCTGTTATACCTACTGGTAATGTTCTGGTTCAAATAATGAACACTCATAAGAATTTTTATTGGCTTCCATCCTTTTTAGAGACGATGCTTCTCCGGGCTGTTTGGTATCCGACAACTGTTTGTACTTTAAGTTGGATGTGTAGAAATCTAATCTACGATTTCTTAATTAAAACCTCTGACGAACCAGATGCCCAAATTGATTTTAAATTACATGATTTCGGTGCTCGTGGTACTTCCTCCTTTGAAACTGCTTCTATCGGTGGTTGTGCCCATTTGGTAAATTTTAAAGGGACTGATACTATAAGTGGGGTTTTAGCTGCTCATACATATTATAATGAACCTATGGCTGGTTTTTCAATCCCTGCTGCTGAACACTCTACCGTAACCTCTTGGGGTGGTCCGGAAGTTGAAGTTTTAGCTTATAAAAACATGTTGGATAAATTTTTATCACCAGGAAGAACGGTTGCTGTTGTTTCCGACTCATATGATATATTCTATGCAATAAGGGAACTATGGGGAAAACAATTGAAACAACAGATCATAAACTCTGGGGCAACTTTAGTTATAAGGCCAGATAGTGGTAATCCTGTTACTATTGTAAGGGATGTAATTAAAGAATTGATGAACTCTTTTAATTTTTATACAAATTCTAAGGGATATGATATCCTGCCTCCTTATATAAGGATTATCCAGGGGGATGGTGTGGAATATGATTCTATTAAAGACATTTTGACTGAAATTACTAATTGTAGAATATCTACAGATAATGTATCCTTTGGTATGGGGGGTGCGTTATTACAAAATCTAAATAGAGATTTCTTAAAATTTGCAATGAAGACCTCTGCCATTAAGACCGAAGGCAGGGATTGGCAAGATGTTTATAAAGAACCTGTAACGGATCGGGGAAAAGCTTCTAAAAGAGGCAGATTAGCTTTATATAAAACAGCACATAACCAGTATCGGACTATTAGAGAAATTGAAATAGACTTTGGTCGGGAAAATTTATTACTGGATGTTTATTTAAATGGTGAAATTTTAGAAAAGTGGGAATTTAAAGATATAAGAGCCAGAGCTCAAAACCCAATTTAAGGAGAGACCCAATGAAACCTGAAATCCACTACCGCCATTACTATAATAGACAAGCTACCCGCCCTAAAGGTGCATTGACTGTTGCCTATACTATAGATAAAATTAACAAAATAATGAAAATAGGCATTTCCTTTTGCAGCCCGAAGGACGTCTTCTGTAAGAAGATAGGTAGGGTTGGGGGTAGAGATTGTGAAGGGGCAGAAAACAGGTTACGTGAAACTCCTTTAATAATAGATTTACTCTATCTTGGTGATAAGCCACTAGTAAAACGAACACTAGGGGAATTAATTAATTGGTTATTTATTTCGGTGAACGGAGGGGTTTATAAACCATTGGTAAAATTTAAGAATCAACCCCCTTGGTTCGCTGCCTTCCCAGAGGAAGAACAACCAGAAGATTGGTGGGCATGGAAATGATCAAAACCGAAGAATTGAAAGAGGAACAATATAGAGATATAGTTAAAACAGCAGACCATATCGCCTCCATATTACTTATCCAATTGTATAATTCCAGTCCAGAAAGTTCTGCGGCTTTACAATTAGGATTGATTAAGACTTTATCTGTCTTATGGGCTGCACAAGCCAAAGTCGCACCAGAGGTCATATTTGATGGGATAATGGCCACATTACCAAATGTCTTTAAGTATGATACAGGTGTAGTACATTGAAAATAAAACCGTATAATATAGATTTGGAGAAGGCTCACACAGTATTACAAGCCGTTTCCTATGAAGGAAACTATACTACTGGAATGATAACTATTTTTATAAAGGAAAAATGGGAATACGAATTGACATTAGAAGAAACCCAACAATTTTATGAGGATGCTAAGGTATTATTAAATGTGGACAATGCTGGCCACTATCGAAAACGCTATACAAGGGGGTATAGATATATATAAATGATTAAGAATATAGAGAAGTATCTTAATATTTGTGATGAAATTGCACTTTTCTCGAAATGTTTATCTAGGAAAATAGGTGTTCTAATAGTCACCCCTGATTTTACTATAGTTAATAGTGGGTACAATGGCCCACCTAGATTATGTCCCCATTGTGATTCGAAAGAGCGATTGGATTGGTTAGTGGAACGAATACAGAAAGAAAAAGTAGGGGATATTAGGAATTTTCTATTAGATAATGGTTTTGGAAAAAGATGCCCCAGGCAAATTATGGGTTTTAGAAGTGGAGAAGGATTGTCTCTATGTCAAGCTGGCCATGCGGAAGCGAACGCTATTGCTAATTGTAGTAGAGAGGGTATAGGAGCTAAAGGGAATTGGATAATAATGAATTGCTCACTACCATGCCAAGAATGTTGTAAAATGATCATAGGGGCTGGTATCACCAAGGTCATTTGTGTAGATGCCCCAGATTATGATCTAGGTAGCAGGTGGATATTGAATAATGCTGGTGTAGAGATAATCCAAATCAAAAGGTGAACCACTATATAATAGCACTATTAGTGGAAAGTAATATTTAAACAGGAGGTATAATGGGATACCCATTAACAGATAGCCACCAACCGGATGAATATGATTTAGATTTAACAAACCCACTCCAAGGAGATCCTATATCATCTACACCAAAGTGGCAACAAATACTACAAGTGACACAACAAAGAAGTCCTAAATTCTTTGAAATATTAGTAGAAAGTGCTGATCTACACAATAGAAAAAACCTTAATTATGCTGGTGTAGGGGACGACCCTTTTGCAAATTTTAGGGAAACTGAAAAGTTTTCTTGTCCCTATTGCGGTGAAAAAATCCCAGCATGGTTGGGAGTAGCTATTAGAATTTCTGATAAATACTCTAGATTTTGTAATCTCTTGGGGGGCATCCCCGATATGGTGGGCGAAAGTATTAAGGATACAGACATTGATTTATCTGTTTATTCTAAAATATTTAAAATCTTATACGAAGAATGGGAAGAAAAACAAAAAGAACAAAAGGCAAATAAATAAAGGAGTCTATATGAACATTAACCAATGGGGGTCGGCTATCATCTATCGGCCAGAGTGAGGATTCTTATAGCATTGATTATGCTATTAACCTTTAATCCGATTGTTGGCAACTGCCAACCCCGAATTATAGTAAGGAGCCTTACATCATACCAACAATCGGCCAAAGATCTTAAAATTAGGAGGATGATAATTAAATATGCAACGGAATATAAAGTAAAACCTTCAGCAGCTTTAGCTGTAGCCCATATCGAAGGCAGAGGATTGGATAAGTATGGCAACATACTCCAAGAATTTAGGATCGGAAAACATGGAAGATTCTGGTTACCTATGGGAATATATGATCCTAAAGGGACTAAAATGGCTTTTATATTGGAAAGAAATATAGAATTAGGTGTTAAAGCCTTAGCTCGCTATGGACCAGTTCGCAATTTAATGGATCTCAAAAGGACATTGAGAAAATATAATACAGAGTTTAATTCCGCATATTGGTATCAAATAGTTAAAGCTGAAAGAAAATATAGGAAGGTGTTAGAATAATGTGAAGATTACTATAGTTTTAGATAAAGATTTACTCAATTGGCTAGAGCAGAAAGCTAAACTCCAAGGCACAGACATACAACAGATCATCAATACTATATTAAAAGAACATATGAATAGGGTAAAAAACATAATGGAGTTCTAAAAATGTTAGAACAACTAGAACAGGACTTGATAGTTGCTAATCTTGGGGATATACAAGATTTTGATTCTCTCCAGGTTGGTAATGCTCAACTTTATATTACATATAGAAGAAGGGATGAAAGAAAACTTGGAAATACAAGAGATCGCGATGTACCTACAATCGTATGGTTTAGCGATACCCTCAAACATGTAAGTGGGAACCATTGGGGGCATGGAACTAATCATAAGTTAAGGTGTTACAACATATGGGGGTTATCAGAATTATTTTCGATTAAAAAAATGTTTGCTAAGCACTTGTCTCCTCATACCATTCTTTTAATAGAAACGACAATTAAGAATTTGACACCAACAAGGTATATAGTATGATTGATAAATTAGATGAACAACTCATAATAACTAACCTTTCGGAAATTCAAAATTATGATCCGAATTTTGAAACAGGTAATGCTAAATTATATGTAGCTATATACGATGCTAGAAGGCAACCCGCCCCTGTGATTATTTGGCACAAATCGTTAGGAAATGGAGGTTGGGGGCATTCTCATGATTATTATGGGTATTGTTTATATAACACAGAGGATGTACAATCCGTTCGTTTTTTAAAAGATAATATAACAGACGATCTTTGGAATAGAATAATGGAAATATGCAAAAAGATAGCACCACAACGAGTACTTGAATAGGGTTTAGGGAGGTTCTAATGTTAGAACCAATTTTTATAAAAGCAACAGATTTAGGGGATGCTTGGCATCAATGTTTATTCACAATTTTGGATAAAGGAAAAAGATTTAAAATAGATTCTGGAAGTTATGCTGGTGAAAATAGATTGGAATTCGATTACATTACAATACACGTAACACATCCAGGAAATAGACCATTAGAACCACAGATCCCTCCTCATTTTGGGATCCCAAACCCGGTTGAACTTGGGTATATTCTTGGCGACCACCCGGATTTTAAAGGTAGACCATATATCGAATATCTAATGTCTGGTATTAAAGAAGTAGGTGAAGACTACACCTATGGTGAGAGATTGTCTAATTATTCTCTTTATAGTCCCATAATTGGGAGGCCAGGAGAATTCGAAGCCAAAGTCAAATTTAACCAAATAGAACATGTAATCAGAACCTATAAAGAACATGGCTATCGCAATAACCAAATGGTCTTACAAGTGGCCCAACCCCAAGATATATTACTTAATGACCCCCCTTGCCTTAGGGAACTAGATACCCGTATCCAAGATGGTAGGTTGCATTTTTTCCCTAGGTTTAGGTCATGGGATTTATGGGGAGGCTTCCCTGCAAATTTAGCTGCAATTCAAATCCTAAAAGAATATATGGCTAGTGAAATTGGAGTGGAAGACGGTGAAATTATTGCGAGTTCCAAGGGTTTGCACCTATACGGGTATGCGGAAGAAATAGCTAAACTTAGGAGAGGTTGTTAATGTCAGATTCTACTATGAGTGAGAAATATGGAAAACACACCTTCTATAAATATAATACTGGGAATAAAATATGGAATATATGGAATGCCTGAATTGCTGTAGTTTATATGTAAAGGGTCAAGAGCTTTGTGATTATTGTAAGGCC